CCGCCGCCAGGGATGCCGACTGACCGCTTCTGCCGTATTTACCTGCCCCCGGTGGTGAATCTGGCACAACCCAAGCACAGAATCCTCGCCAATGCGCCTAGAACCGCTCAGGATGTGATGAATCTCGGCAGGGCTATCTACCCCTTGTCCCAAACAAACAATGCAACCTAACGCCCGTATAGCGTCCTGAAAGCGTTTTTGATCTTTATTCACACATGCTCGCAGGCGCGGGTATCTTAATCCCGGCGTGATGCGATGCAGCATTAAGCCATTCAAGCCATTCGCTAAACCGCTTTTTCCCGTACCGGCTGGTGCGCCGCCCCAACATCACCATCCCGCCATCGAGTCCTGGCGCGATCCGAGGAGCAGTCTCGCCTTCAAATGCCGCCGTCAGTACGTCCTTCCACTCCTCATCGGTCAGCCAGCAGAGTGTCCCGTTAATAGGCCACTGCTTCTGCTTTGCCCACGCTTGCAAGATCGGCCATTGGGCAGCGTTTTGCCCGTTGTTCCGGCGTTCCTCGCAAACGGGGCAGATCATTCCCCAACCCTTGCAATGCGGGTTTGAAGTGCGTTCATCAACTCCCGTTCGTCACCGGCAGACCGGACATCGATGAATTCACCGTAGCCGTTGGCAATCTTTTCACTACTGCGGAGAAACCGAATCTTGAAGAAATGCCCATATTCCGGATATTTAAGGTTGAAAGCACGGGCATATAAAGCGCGGAAATCGTTGGAGAGTTTGAAAAGGCTGTCGCCGTTGGTCTGGATGTCTCGCTCCCAGCGGATAACCTCAAACGCTGCGCTTGCGCCCCAGTTGCTGTAACCCTTGCGAAATGCCTTCTGGCTAATCTCAACGAAAGAACGCCAGACTTCAGGGTTGGCATCGTGGAATTTGAGGAACCGTTCGCGGATCTCGTCGGCGCGGGTTTTCTCGTGGAAATTTAATGTGCTTTGCATTATTTTGCCTCCCAGATATAAAACCATTTTCCTTCTTTGGCTTCAATCCGCTTCAAATTTCCAAACTCGGCTTGAAACCATCCCACGATCTCTGCGGTCTGAGGCATGGCGGCTCGACGTTGTTCTAGCGTCAAGTGCTGTGCGTCATTGCCAAGACGCTCTTGCCAGTTCACAGGTTTGCGCCAGGATTGCTCAAATTGTGCAAAGCCTTGTGTGCAAAAGCGTAGGTGAACGGCGGCAGTCCTTCTGTTTCCAAAACTTTCGCCCAGTATTCCCGCCCGTTTATAGGCTTTGCAGTGAGGTTTGCCAGTACATCAGCCACATTGCGTTTGCCCGTTTCTGAGTCGGTTTTTGGCGGCGGCGGGAGCGCAAGAACGGCTTTCGGCTTGCTCTTGCAGGCGGCTTTAAATTCCGCACAAGTTGGGGGCCATTCGTAGTTGTCGCGGGAATAGTCTAATCCGGCCTTGATCTGATCCCCTTCCATTCCACCAAGAGCTTCAGCCCAAACCTCGCACCACTCATCAATCGCCCTCTGGTCTTGGAAGAGCGAGCTGAACTTCTGCATATACAGGATTTTGAACTTTCCGTGCAGTGCGAGCGTCCAACTCCTCTTGAGCCAGTGCTCGTTCCAGCATTTCTCTTCCGGCTGCGTGAATGTTAAATTTTCCATTTCCTGCTCCTTGGGTTTTGTTGATCCATTCGGCCTTAAAAGACTGCCATCCGCGAGTACAACATTCCTGCAAAGCGGCTTCTAAAGAAATACCGGCTAAAACTGCCTGCTTTGCAATACCCTTGAGTCCAGTTTCGGTAATAGGCTTGGCTCTTGTTTTAAGAAAATCTTGCCAAATCACCTCATTTATTCCTTCAGGCATCGGGATAGATGTTTTTTTCCCTTCCTTTACTTTCCCTTCCTTTCCATTCCCTTCCCTTCCCTTCCCTTCCCGCAGGGAGTCATCATGGAGTACTCCGTGAGTATTCAGTGAGTCATCATGTAAAGGACAGTGAGGGCTGCTTGGCCTGTTTATAACCTGATGTTTTGTAAAGTTCTGAATGTGCAAGTACTTTTTGCCATTCACTGCGTATTCAATGAGTAGTCCGTGAGTCATTAATTGTTGTATCAGAGGTTCGCAATCAATGGCATCAGCAGGAAAAACTCTCGCCTTGATCTGTTTCGCAGATCGGTCTAAGTTCCCGTTGTCGTCGGCAAAATTCCAAGTTCCGATAAACAGTAAACGAGTACTCACGGAGCACTCCATGAGTGCTGCATCTGTCCAGAATTCTGGCTTAATGGTTCTAATCCGAGCCATTTGAGGATTCCTTTATCTTGTTCCAGCAAACAGCACAAAAATATCGAAAAGAGCGGCTTCCACTCCTGTCCCACCGAGATACCGTTACATCAACAGCGTCCAAAACCTCTTGGTATGGCAATCGCTCAAGAAACATTCGGATGCTTACAAGACCCCGTCGATTGTATGAATCAACGTATTCCATGCGCTCAAGGGCAGCGGCTATAGCCCATGCCTCGTTTTCAATCCTGTCTCGCTTTGCTTGTAGGATTGCGTTGTAGCCATGAATTTGCTTCTCGCGCTCTGCCACCTCTTTTGACTTGTTCTTGAGGCTTTGCGGAACACTGGTAAGGGGAACGGCAGACTTTCCAAGGTTGCATCCTTGGCAGGCCGTAACGAGATTGTCCCTGTCATTCCCGCCGCCATTTGCCACGGCAATAATGTGATCTACGTGAAGCAAAACACCTGGGGGCGTTGCACCGCAGTATTGGCAGGTAAATATATCGCGCTTAAAAATTTCAAATCGCGTTCTGGTGCTGACTTGTTTGCGTCCGTTCAAGAGAATTTTTTTCTCCATAACAAACTCCTTTGGTTGGTCGCCCTGTCGGTGAGAGATTCCGGCTGGATTGACCGTTGCAGTCAATTACGGGCGACAGGACGACCATTAAAGGAGTCTGCTACCCAGCTATGCGCTTCTCACAGCGCAATTCAATATGCACTACTTCTTTGGGCTTTGCAAGTTAATCATTTCGCCCTGCAATTCCCGCAATCCCAACCTTCCGCGCCTTGCCTCAACCTGTTGCAAATATGAATCTTGCGCGGATCGGGACATACGCAAGACCTCCCGCGCCTCGCATTCTTGCCGCCAGAGTGGGCAGTTCCGGCAGACGGATTTTCCGTTGTGCAGCGTGACCGGCAGGAGTTGGAGCAGGTCGCAATCCTGACAGGTCACTTTTTCCGCCGTTTGTACTTCGATTCGTCCACCACCAGCTTGCCGCCAGTCATCACCTGGAGCCTATACGCCGCACCTCTGGCGACGTAAGTTCCCCAAGCATAAACCGCCTGCCTGCTGATCCCCAAAATATCGGCAACTGCCTGCCGACTCCCAAAGTGTTGCACCGCGTCAAGTGTTTTCATGCTCCTACAATATACCCCTTAAAAGTATTTGTCAAAAAGAGTTGACATGACAAGATTAGTTGAATTACTATGGGTCATCGCAGCAAACAACCGGAGAAACAAAATGACCAACGAAAAAGCAATACAGTTTGAAATAAAAGCCGCACGTTGGTTGCACGAAGCCAACATTGCATCTGAATCAGGCAAGAAGGAACAAGCCGAAAAGCTCTACATGAAAAGCCAGTACTGGCACGACAAGATGAACCAAGCACTTGGCAACTCCTGATTCCTCTGCCCCTGCTCTGCGGGGGTTTAGGAATACGCAGCCAGAGCGAGTCTGGCAAATACTTGGAGATAACATGAGCAGCCAAAACGAAGCACACGGGGACGAGGACTGGAAGGATGCAGACACGGTGCATCTAGAACGCGCACTTGAGGAAGTTGTTGAAACCATCATGGACTACGGAATGTGGCCTATGCCGAGAAACGGCAAGTTCACGCGGTCGCAGTTTGACCTGTACGAATGGCTGCAAGAAAACCGCGATCCCAGTTTCATGCTTGAGATGTATGTGGCGGCTTTATCTGGTCATCAATTAGAAGAACGCATCGACCGCGAACGCAAAGAAATTACAGACCGCTTGACCGCCCATCTTCGCGGTTCGGAAATTGTGCAAACTCTGTCAGACGAAATAAACGCGGAATGGAACGAAGCATGAGCATCAGCGAGATTTGCAGTTACGTTTGCGCCATTGGCGCGGCGGTTTTCTTCTCAATCCTAATCTGGGGGAATAATGAATAAGAGCGATTCAATAGCAACACTCGCGGCAGCACTAGCCAAAGCGCAAGGGCAGATGAAAGGCGCGGTTAAGGACAGCGCAAACCCTTTTTTCAAAAGCAAATACGCAGACCTTGCCAGCGTAGTCGAGGCAATCCGCGCAGCGTTTTCTGCCAACGGTCTGAGCTACATCCAGACGGTTGAGCCGAGCGACAAGGACGAGGTGCGGGTCGAGACGACCTTGATGCACTCGTCCGGAGAATGGATCTCCTGCGGGGTTTTGTCTTTGCCGGTCAGCAAGGCAGACGCGCAGGGCTACGGATCGGCATTGACCTACGCTCGCAGGTACTCACTTTCAGCGGCGGTAGGCGTGGCACCAGAGGACGATGACGGCAATGCCGCAGTCGCAGCCAAGCCAAAGGATGATTACAGCAAGCACCTGCTGGCCCTGGCTGCCGCCCCAACGCTGGAAGACTTGCAAACCGTATTCAAAACCGCCTACAAAGGCGCACAGGCCACGCAGGACGCTCCGGCAATGGCATTGCTTACTACCGCCAAGAACAAGCGCAAAGAGACGTTGCAGCGCACCGAGGCATTCTTGGAGGGAAGTCAGTGAGCATTCAGGGGACACCGGAGTGGCTCGCGGAACGTGCCGGTAAAGTGACCGCCAGCATGATCTCAAATGTCATGATGAAGCCGGAAACGGCTGGATTCAGGGACTATCAGGCGCAGATCGTTGCGGAGATTCTGACGGGCAAGCCGCAAGGATCTGACTTCACCAACGCAGCCATGCAGTTTGGTACGGAAACCGAGCCGCTTGCACGAAGCGCATACGAGGCTGAGACGGGCTTTTCTGTGGACGAAGTAGGGTTCTGCCAGCACCCCAAGATTGATCGTTCCGGAGCGTCTCCTGACGGTCTAGTGGGCAAGGATGGGCTGGTCGAGATCAAATGCCCGAAAGTTGCCACCCACCTGGCTTACCTGATTGCTGACGTTGTTCCGGCAGCGTACAAAAATCAAATGATGTGGCAGATGGCTTGCACGGGTCGAGACTGGTGCGATTTCGTGAGTTTTCGGCCTGATCTGCCGGAACATCTGCAACTGTTTATTGTTCGTTTTAAGCGTGATCCGGCAAGGATTCTGGAACTGGAAACCGCAGTCATCGCGTTTTTGGATGGCGTGGACAAGATGTTATCTCAACTTAAGAAAGCAAAATAATCATGGCAGATATTGAATTCGTCCAAGGTCTCATCATCAAAGCACCGAGCGAAAAAGCACCGGATTTCGTCAAGGCCAGCATCAGCATCAAGGTCGAGGAATTGGGAATGTGGCTGCGCGAAAAGCACAAAGCCGGTGAAGAGTGGGTCAATATTGACGTTAAGGAATCCAAAGGCGGGAAATGGTACGCAGCAGTCTCCACGTTCAAACCTAAAGCGCAAGAGTCAAAGCGCAAAGTAGACGACATGGAAGATGACGTACCTTTTAATTAGAACGGGTTTATAATGGTTGTGTTTTTACAGGAGACACAACATGGCTCGTTCTAAAACTTGTTTTAAATGCAAAAAAGTAAAAACATTAAGTTCATTTTACAAACACCCACAAATGGCCGATGGAACAGTAAACAAGTGCAAAGAATGCAACAAAATTGATGTGCGTGAAAATAGAGCAAAAAAAGTTGAAAAATATAGGGCATACGACAGGGGGCGTCAAAAACTTCCCGCTCGTATCCAAGCAGCAGTTGCAATAACCAAAAAGTGGAGAGCAGCAGATCGCCGTAGGCAGGTTTGCCATAACGCCGTTGCAAGAGCTGTTCGCTCTGGCAATTTAATAAGAATGGATTGCAAAAAATGTGGTTCAAAAAATTCACTTGCTCACCATGAGAACTACGATAAGCCTCTTGATGTTATGTGGCTGTGCCAACCGTGCCATAAGCAACGTCACAAAGAAATAAATTTTCCCCTTCTGATTTAAAGAATCCTCGCCGCCTTTGATGCCTTCGCTGGGGAGCAATGTGCAAAGGTTGGCGGGGATACCTGGAGGAATCATGAGCCTGACACGATACGCAAGAAGACTTCATAGCAATCGCCGCAACGCGGCAAAGTGGGTACGCGCAATCAAGTGGATGCGGAGTCGGAGCAAGAACCTGTGGATTCTTGAAGGCGGGGCAATAAAGTGGGGGAATGTGAAATGAGCCGCAACGGATTTAACGAATGTGAACGCGAGTACAACCGGCGCGAGGAAGCAGTTGAAATGGCGAAAGATCAACGGTCTGAGACTGTGGATACTGGAGAACGGCAAGATGCCGTCATGGGGAAACAAATGACAGACATTGCCGCACTGCGGGAGTTGCACCGGAAGGCTCTTGATGGCGACGTTGCCTATCAGGAGCAGTTTATTGCTGATGCTGCATCGCTGCTAGACGAGGTTGATCTGCTGCGGGATGCGAGACTATCTCTTGATCCGTTTGAATTTCCAGAACTGTGCCAACGAATCGACGCAGCACTGGGAGAAAAGAAAAAGTGAACTACGCTCTATATAAATGTATGTGCGGCAATCAGCGATGGATTGCAACGCCAGCATCCAACACCATCCAGTCTGTCTACTGCCACGGAATCATGAAACCTTCGTGGGACTTTCTAAGGAGCCAGCCATGAGCAACGCCTTCGATCGGCAGATGGAGGGGAAGAAATGAAGCCGGAGCGCGCACGGGAGTTGGCAAAGCAAATTGGCGAATATGCCAATCAATGCTGCTATCGAACAGACGGGTATCAAGAAGATGTTGAAAAACTGGCGCAAAAGCTAATCCTCCACGCTTGTGCCGAGCAGCGAGAAGAGGATGCGCGACTCATGGGAATAATGAGCGGTCAAATATCAGAACTAACCGAGCAATTCGATTCGTCAAGAGCAGAAGGCGCATTTAACGCACTAGTCAACGGTGCAGCAGCAATCAGGGGGCAGACATGAACCCGCACATCATCATCGAAGAGCATCCACACTCCTTGAGACATCTGATCATGTCTTACGTTTTTTGCGGTGGATTATTCTTTTTAATCGGCGTGGGTGGCAGACCCATCATCGACTACACATGGGCGAGGTGGATGGACATACCGCAAGTCACGGTAGCTTGTGTGCCAGAACCTAAACCAACAATGCATTGGGGGAAACAGAAATGACTAAACCAGCCATAAGGCTTGATGACCGGCCTAAATTTGCAGGAATAATTCTTGACGAGTCTAGATCATGCGCCGCTTCACTAGAATGTTTTACCAGCAACAAGAAACTGGCAGAGAAAAAAGCGTGGATTGCAAACCATGATTTGCACATGACCTCATTTGGACGGGTCATGGTTAAAAGTGGGGATATTTACATGGACGCAATCACAGGCACTTTTTACAACTCGGATGGGCAATGTCGGTCATCTTCTACGCTTGAACTGGGCGAGGTGTGGAAGGATCAAAAATGCGCCGCCTCGGTTTTAATGACGTTAAATCCTGAACGTGGAGGTGTGGAATGAGTTGCAGACAATGCGGAAAGAAAACGGAACTGCTGTGCGCTAGGTCGGATTGCTGGAACACCGCAGCCAACTTGAAGATTATCATCAAAGCCGAAGTTGATCCCAAGATCGCGCAGAAAGAAGCAGTCAAAGGATTCCCAGATAGCTTCTACAAAGTTGCATCCTGGGCGCAAGCCAACGGCGCAATGCGACCACAGGACAAAGACGCTATCCGCAAGATGGCATCCGAAACAGTTTACGCCGCGATGTGCTATGCGGCCATTGCGAGGAGTCTGTGATGTTTGCACTCGGAGAAACACCGTATACAAAGATATTCATCAGGAATGAATTCTTGTTTGACGAGCGCAAGGGACATGGAGAGTTCACGCCTGCCGTTGTTTTTGCGTATCGCGCCGAGCCAGCGCGTGTGCCTATGTTCCAAGTCATGCTGGATTCCGGCGCACAGTGGGCGCGAGTCCCGATCCACATGATATGCAGCAAGCCCTGTGCCGCTTTGCCGATTGAGCAAACCTGCTGGTGGGATTCATACGGCTACGAGTTCACCGTTGTTGCATTGCCGTTCCTGAAAAACCATGCGGTGACAGCACTCGGCAGAGATGGCGTGATACGCAAGGGCAACTACTTATTCACCGTTGATTGGATAAAAACAGGCTGGTCTGAAATTCCCGATCAGCACAAAAACCACCACATCATCGCGCTGGAAACGGGGCAGTGGATTGGCTATCCAAACAACAGATTGGTCTGGCAGGACTGGTCTTGGATCACGCCAGCACCGAATAAAGAATGGCAAACGCCTAGCAAGACGTATTCGGTCGAAAGGTAAAAAAAAGCCCAGCAGGGGAACTGGGCAAAGACCGTGGCAACGGTTAGGAAAAAGGTCTGGTTCCGGCTCTATCAATAATCAGTGCCATTTTACGGGGCTTTGATTCCGGCGTGTTTGGGATGCTGATATGCGTCCAGGCATCGAATTCCCTGATGATCTGGTCGTAGGCCAGCCCAGAAGCCATTACAGCCCTCACAACCGCATCAGGGGTCATCCCTGGCACTCGTATGTCAGCCGCGCAGCCAAGCCTGTGCTGGCTCGTATCCTTCGATCCTACGGCATCGTTTACTGCTTTGGAGCGGTAGGCTGAATTTACGATGATTGGCTTGAACTGTAGTTGCTCTTTCACCAGTTCAAGGAAATCAGCCAGTCTCCTCAAATTGAGCAATTCCTCCGCATGAGGCGTGTTGTCGAACTGACGATGATCTGTATGCGTCAGTTCTTCTAACGTGAAATGCGGAGAAAGATTCAATGGTTACCCGGATCAGCCTTAACAACTCCACCCAGACCGAGCGCGGCAGCTACACCTTGCATCAGCAGTTGATACTGAGGCGGGATGAAAGGCGCAGCTACCATAAAGATAACGCCCATTCCGGCCATCGTACTCGGTTCACCAAAACGTTTTCTGAGCCATCCCATTTGAATCTCCTATTTGTCAGCCTTGTTGTCCAGTTTGTCGTAAATGTTTTTCAGCATCGCTTTAATCTCACCAATGTCACGGTGATAATCGTCCTTGCGGAGGTATTCTTTATGCACAGTCTTGACATCATCGTCCAACTTATCCAACGTCTTCATAATTCGATTCAGAATCCAACCGCCCATGAATCCGGCTAGTGCAATTCCCGCATTGATTAGCGTTTGGGCTTCCATTCCTACTCTTTCTTTTCCAACTGCGGTTGTGCTTGCGCCTGAATCTTGGCAATCAGGTCTTTGACTTGGACGTATGGCATCTGCCCCAGTGCGTTGAGGATGTTGTTGACTTCGTTCAGGTCAAGTTTCAGTTCGATCATTACGCTGTCAGCCAAGACATTGATGTGGAAGACAACCCAGCGGAAGCTGTTACAGTAAAATTAACACTTGCGGTTAAAGTTTTGTACACCGTAATCGACCCTGTGCTACTACTGACCACTATTAGTCCGGGGGCCGCCAAAGCTGCGCCGTTATCGTACATTCTGGTCACAAACTCACTAGAAACCAATGGACGGTATTTTGCTGGAATGACGCTTCCATAAACAAAACTATTGGTTGCAACGCCAGCACTAAATGTATCGGGAAGAGACAGGGTAACAACCTTCCCTACCTTGACCAACTTCCAAATAACCGTTGCCGTTACCGCTCCTGTACACGCTGCACTTGCCGCCGTATATTCGTCGTAGTCATCTAGCGTATTAACATCCGCTACAGCAACAGCAGTAGCCGGAAAAGCCACGCCACCAGCACCAGCGGTTGCTGCACCGACACCGATACCCGTAGTGAAGGATGGTGTACCCAGCGTTGCCAGCGTTGCCGTTGCACTGGGCAGGGTGATGACTGCTGTGACCGCATCGACGGGGGTCAGTGTGGAAGAGCCTGATGTGGCCCCGGTGAGTACGAGGGTTCCCATTATTTTGCCTCCAGTGCAGCGAGTCTTGCTTCAAGTGCTTCGATCTTGAATTGTGACTCGGTGGTTATTGCGCCCATGATGTGCATGAGGTCGTTGTCGTAGACTTCAAGCCTCATCTTTGGTTCGTCCTTTGTACCCCAATTGCCGAGGCTCACCAGTTCAGGGAAGTCAGTTCCAGCCGCCTCTTGAACAAGCTGCGCTCCGTATCCGTTGTTCCAATCATCATGGGTTTGGTCATCGTATTTGAACTGCATCCACGCTGGACGCATCGCCTTACCAAAACGCCAGAGTTTTTCGGCATCAAATGCTTGCGTAAACGGTTTTACATCAAGGTCGGAAAGGTTGACATCATTGGCAGAATAGTTGGCAAGTCCACCGTTTGAACGGATACCAGCGCGGAGAGTTCCACCGGCTGTACTACCTTCGCAGTACAAGAAAGAATTACCCGTGCTGTTTGGATCAGCACCAGTAAACCGATTGTATATACCAAAAGGATTTGATGCGTGGGAGTTGACCGGTGTTAAAGAGTATTTGTTGGCTGTTGGGCAGTTGATATTGAATTCACCGTCTGCCGAAACAGTCATTCTTGCAGCACCAGCAGTATTGTCATAAATCGCAAACAATCCACCGCCAAGCCCACTGGCATTTGCTGTAGAAAACATTGAATAGTTTCGTCCTCCTGCCCCGGTGTTATTTGCTTTAAATCCTGTTACCGATCCAGAGTCCTGTGCAATAAACGCAACGTCATTTGTTGCCCCGCTACTTGTTACTTGTCCCGTAACAGTAAGGCCAGTAGAACTAAACCTACCAACCTCAGTAGCCCCACTACCAATGACGCCACCGGCAGAGTTTGCAATTGCAAAACTCAATACGCTTCCAGCAAAATTTCCACTATCAATTAACCAGTTCTTGTTTGCAGAGGCAACGCTTGCACCGGAAAACCACAATGAAGCCCCGTTATTTCCACCCGCATTGTTGATTTGCAGAGAACCGTTTACACCACTTCCAATAACGGCAGTGCTGGTTGTACTT